ATCAGGACCTCCATGGGCACCGACCCGCCGTCTGTGTTCCGGACTGAGATCCTCTGTCAGTCCGTGGAGTCGCTGGACAGCCCAATCTCTGGCCAGGCGTGGAACGCATGCGCTGACCCCGCTGGTTCCGGGGTTATGGAGGCTGAGCGGAAGTACTTCTGTCTGGACGTCGCCCCGGAAGGGCAACACGCCACCCTGGCCGCGGCCGCGGCCACTGAATCCGGCCGCGTCCGGGTGGGCATCGCTGGCGCCTGGTCGGACCTCAACGTCATGCGTGATCAGCTCGCCGCGATCCTGGCCACGTACAAGCCCAAGACGCTCGGATGGTTCCCTGGTGGGCCCGCGGCCGCGATCCTGGCCGACATGTACCAGCTCCGCGCGCCTGGTCAGTGGACCACGAACAGCGTGGGCAAGACACAGAAAGTCGAGCTGAAGTCGGCCGAGATTCCGGCTGTCTGCCAGGGCATGGCGGACGCGGTCCGCTCCCGGATGATCATCCACGGCAATGACCCACTCCTCAACGCCCACATCCTTGGGTCTCACCGGTTGCCCATGGGAGACGGCTGGCGCTTCAGCCGGAAGTTCGGAAACGCTGACGCGGCCTACGCCGCTGCTGGCGCAGTTCACCTCGCGAGAGTTGCGCGTCCGACCCAGCGGCTCAAATTAGTTGTGAGTCGCGGCGCGTAACGCAAGATTTTTGTGGGGGGAACAGGCTACTGTTTCGCGCGTGTCCTTCTGGTGGCGGGTGGCTGAGTTCTTCGGATTCGAGCGCCCCACCTCCTCCGCTCCTCAGTTCGAGATAGACGCGGGCTCGATCCCCGCTCAGATATTCGGTCTGGAGTCTTACAGCTCAACCATCGGCCCGGCTCCCAAGGTGGCACGCCGCGAAGCTATCCAGGTCCCGGCTGTCAAGCGCGGCCGCGACCTGATAGCTGGCGAGATCGGCTCTATCCCGTTCCGGCTCCTGGACACGGAGAACGTCACTCACGTTTCATCGCTGCTGGATCAGCCCGAGCGGAACCATCCGCGATCCATCACCATGACGCGCCTGGTTGAGGACCTCCTGTTTGAGGGCAAGGCTTACTGGTGGACCCGCGAGCGGGATTATCGGAACTATCCGGCCTATGTGTGGCGCGTTGACCCGTGCTCACAGGTGGACGTGGACGGCTACCTCCACGTGAGCATGCCTAACGGTGACGAGGTCAAGGTCCCGCCCAGGGATTACGTCCTGTTCGAGTCGCCCACGGACGGCATCCTGGACGCTGGCGCCCGCGCGATCCGGACCTATCTGAAGCTGTCCGCCGCGGCCGACCGCTACGCTGACAGCCCACTCCCACAGGGCTACTTCACGCCCCGGCCGGACGCTGACCCGGACCAGACCGACGTGGAGGACTTCCTGGACGACTGGACGAAGGCCCGCCAGACGCGAGCTGACGCCTATGTTCCGGGCCTGGTGGATTACAAGACGCTCCAGTGGGACCCGGAGAAACTCCAGCTAGACGCGGCGCGCTCGGCCGCTGTGGTCGAGATCGGCCGCGTGCTCGGAATCGACCCTGAGGACCTGGGCGTCAGCACAACCAGCAGGACCTACCAGAACAGCCAGGACCGGCGCATATCCAAGATCAATGAATCAATCGGCATGTACGTCTCCGCGATCCAGGAGCGGCTCTCCATGCCGGACATCACGCCCCGCGGCTATCGCGTGCTGGCTGATTTCAACGGCTTCCTGAGGGCTGATGATCTTTCCCGCTTCCAGGTCTACAAGCTTGGGATCACCATGGGCATCTACGACCGCAACGCTGTGGCTGAGCGTGAGGGCCTACCTCAGCCCACGTTCGCCATGCCGCGCCCGGCTCTGCCAGCTGGCTCCGACTCCACTTCTAGAGAGGCGACATGACGACCACGACGCCCGAATCGCGCGGCCGGATCGCTTACACCGCATACGGCCGAAAGGTTCGTTTCCGAACCTACGACGGCCGAGAAATGCCAGCTTTCGACAAGCTCGGCGAACCACAGCGGCAGGCGTGGATCGCTGCTGCGCAAGTGATTTGGGATCTCGCGACAACCGGCCGCGCAACGATCAGCTCGCGCAACATCTTTGAGGCTGGCGCGCAACACTTCGGCTTTGAGACGCCAGAATCGCGCAACATCTTTGCGGTTGACCAGGACGCCCGGACCATCACCGGGCTGGCCGTCCCGTACGGGGTGACCGCGAAGCGTGGCGGCCGGACGTACCAGTTCTCCCAGGGCTCGCTGTCCTGGTCTGACCCGGGCCGTGTCAAGCTCCTGATCCAGCATGATCGGAGCCAGGCAGTGGGCCGCGGGGTCACGTTTAGCGATGGTCCAGAGGGCCTCAGGGTCACGTTCAAGGTGGCCCGCGGCGCGGAGGGCGATCGCGCGCTCACCCTAGCTGAGGATGGCGTCTATGACGGGCTCTCTATCGGGCTCTTAGACGATGCCCAATTCTCGGAACGCTCGGGCGTCTGGCACTCAGGCCAGGGGAACGTCCTGGCGGAAGTCTCGCTGACGCCATCGCCAGCGTTTGATTCAGCTCGTGTCTCGGCCGTGGTGGCTGAGGCTGACAACCAAGGAGAAATCATGGAACCGTGCGCTGTCTGCGGACACGTTCACACCGCTGGGCAGGCAGCTTGCACGCCCGCGCCACAGTTCGACATGGGGCAGTTTGCCCAGGCGTTCCAGGCTTACCTGGCCGCTAACCCAGCCGCGCCTGCTGGTGCTCAGGGTCCAGAGGTGATCAACCCGGCAGACGGCGCCACTGGCGTCCCGGGTGGCACTGTTGAGGTCAGCGAGCCCGAGCCGTACCGCTTCGACCGCGGGCAACTGGTGGCCGGTACTCACGACTTCGCGGCTGACCTCCGCGCCGCTTCCCAGAATGACCCCGCTGCTCGTGATCGCGCCCTGGGGTTCATCCAGGAGCATGTGTTTACCGCTCCCATCACCAGCGCGCCTGATGGTCCAGTGCGCACGACTGCGGACCAGGGCGAACAGTTCGCCATCATCCCTGTGGCCAACGTCGCCGCGCTCAACCCGAACATCCAGCGCCCGGACCTCTACGTGGACCAGCGTCAGTTTGTCTTCCCGCTGTGGGAGGCCATCCGCAAGGGCACCCTGGACGAGATCACGCCCATGATCGTCCCGAAGTGGTCTTCTCACTCTGCTCTGGTCGCGGCTCACGTGGAGGACACGGAGCCAGCAGAAGGCCAGTTCTCCGCGACCAGTGAGACCATCACCCCGGGCGCCGTGTCCGGCAAGGTGCGTCTGTCTCGCGAGTTGTGGGACCAGGGTGGCCCGGCCGCGTCTGCGCTCATCTGGCAAAAGATGGTCTACGAGTACAACAAAGCTCTGGAGGCCATCGCGTGGACCGAGCTGGAGGCCGAATCTCCAGGCGCAACCATCACGGTGACCGCTAACGGTTCGGCTTACGGTTCGTTCACCCAGGCTGGGGACGCTACCTCTGTCGGTTCGTTTGAGGCGGCTGTGGCTGATCTTCAGTACGTGGCCACTGGGAACGAATTCACTTCGCTGGCGCTCCAGCAGGACCTTTATCGTCTGTTCTCTCGCGCGACCGACTCCACCGGCCGGAAGCTTTATCCGATGTTCGGCCCGGTCAACGCTAACGGCCAGGTGTCCCCGCGGTTCGCCCGGCTGGCTGTTGCTGGCCTGGAGGGCTACCCGGTCACGTCCGCCGCGGCGCCCAGCGCGGCGGCATCGAACAGCTACCTGTTCGACCCGGACGCGGTCTATGCCGTGGCCAGCGCGCCACAGCGGCTTGAGTTCCAGTGGCAGGTCCGCTCCGTGGAGTTGGCTATCTGGGGCTACCGCGTCGTGGAGGTCATCGACAACCCGGGCATCCGGCGCGTCACCTATGATCCGGGCGTCTAGTTCGGACTCCTGGCCCGCTGTCCAGCGGCGGGGGCCTCTCTCAGCGGGCCAGGCTCAGGTTCAAGATCAACCAACCAGGTGGAAGGAATCACGGACATGGTCCGGAAGAACGACACAGTAACCAGCGAGGAGGACTCCCACGTGGAGCCCGAGATCACCTCAGGCACACCGGCGCCTGAGCGGGACCTCACCACGACCAGCTCAGAGGAGCGTGGCGCGTTCCCGTTCCCTGGTGACACTCAGAGCGGCGGGACTCGGAATCCGGCTCCCGATTTCATCAGCTCGAACGTTGCCGAGCACGCCAAGATGTACGGGTTCGCGATCGACCCGGCCACTGGTCGCAGGGTGACGCTTGAGGACCTCAAGGCGCGCGGGCTTGTGGAGGACACCACTCCCACGCTTGCGCAAGACTGATCGACCATCACAGGGGAAAGGGAAGATCAACATGGCCCGCCTGCCGACGCTGCGCTACAAGCGCAACGCTCGCATGCCCGCGGTGCGGGTGCAGGTCCTGGCTGAGGATGGCTCCGCTGTTGATCTTTCCACTGCCAGCTCTGCGTCCCTAAGCCTGCGCAAACCTGACGCCACAGTGATTACTGGCGCGCTGACGATTGAGGCAGGGGCGCAGGGCTGGGTTACTCGCGAGTGGGGCGCCAGTGATCTCTCCGTGGCTGGCGTTGGCGCTTATGAAATCGACGTGACTTGGCCCGGGGCGCTGGCGGAGACTTTCCCGAAAAAGGGCTATGGAGAGATTTGGATAGAGGCTGATCTCTGATGGCTGTCATTGATGACGTGAAGGCGTACCTGGTCTCCATCGGGGTCCCGGTCGGCCGGTACACGGACCCTCAGCTCAGCCAGGTGATCGCCACGGAGACGGCCGCTCAGGCCCGTAAGTGCAACCCGTCCAGCTCCCCGGACCTGGCTGAGGCCCTGTCGCGCCGTGTGGTGGTTAACCTCGCGCGCCGCGGTCTCACGCTCGGGGTAATCGAGCAAGCCTCCGATGGTGCTGGCCCGTCGTTCGTCCCGCGCTTGGACGCGGAGGTCCGCCGTCTAGAGGCTCCATACAGAAAGCTGGTTGTGGGATGACACTGGCAGCAGACCGGCTCGCGATCGCCCAGGCGGTCGACACGGTCCAAGACATCACCGGTTATGACGATCAGCCCGCGATGCTCAACGTCGGAGACGCCTGGGTCCGCTGGGGCGGGTACGCCGCGGCCAAGACTCCTGTCCTGGTGTTTGAGACAACCTGGCTTGTGGACGTGATCACTGGAGGCACGCCCACTGACGCGATGAATTTCCTGGACGCACACCTGGCGCTGATCCTGGACTCTCTGGAGACCATCGGCTATATCGCCAGCGTCGTCCCGGTTGACTTCCAGATCCCGAATGCTGGCGTCCTGTACGGCGCAGAGATCAACCTAAAGAGAGAGAGCTAGAAATGCCCGCTTACGCCGGTGCCCGCGTGTTCCGTGATGCTGTTTTCAAGCTGTCTGGGACCGACTACGCCAATCAGGCGTGGGAGATCAACATGGAGGGCGATACGCCTATCCAGCAACAGCGGACCCTGGTCCCTGATGGTGGAATCTCCGACGTCGACACGCCGCTATACAAGATCAGCCTGGAGGGTCTCCAGGACTGGGAGACCACTGGTCTGGCAAAATTCCTGTGGAATAACCGGGGCGCTCAGGTTGCGTTCGTGTTCGCGCCACGCAAGGGCTCGGGCCTGGCTCAGCATTCCGGGACTCTTATCTGTGTGTCCCCGCCCAGCGGCGGAAAACAGGGTGAGTTCCTCCAGATGCAGATGGAGCTGCCCATCATCGGTGAGCCCACCCTGGGGACCCAGGCGTAAATCTTCTTGGCCGGCGCAGCTCGAGAGGGCCTCAGCCAGCATCGGATCCAGCAAAATCTCTCGAATAGGACGGGACCATGGGCGCATACACACCCACCACCATCAGCAAGGCGGGCACCACGCCCGCATTCAATCCCGTGGCCGCATCGGACACGATCGACGCCAGCCTGTTGAACGGCCGCCCGGCCATCCTCCAGATTAAGAACGCTGGAGGCTCAGCGGACAGCGTCGTTGTACAGGACAACGGGCGCACGCCTGGCGGTAACCCTGTGGGCGCGGGCTCGCCAGCGGTGTCCGTCCCGGCCACCTCGGGGGATCGGGAAATCCTGGTGTTGCCTGAGTACGCGGACGCCGCGAACGTGATCACGGTCACGCACTCATTCACCACCAGCGTGACGTGGTTCCTGAAGCGTCTGCCCTGACATGACAGCGATTCTGGAGAGCGTCCCGGTCAAGGCTCGGGCCTGGGTCTATATGATCTTGGCCCTTGCTGGCATCGTCGTGGGCTCTCTCCAGATCGCTTACCTGACGATCGGCTATCAGCCCACGTGGCTGAGTGTCACCGTGGCCGTGTTCGCTTTCCTGGTCGGACCAGGGAACACCATGGCCGCCAGCAATACCCCCGTACCCCGCCGCGCATTAGAGGAGTAGAGAGACATGGGAGCACCGACCGTAATGGACCTGGAGGTCTGGAAGGAAGGCGCAGAGGAGCCCGAGCTGGTCAGGGCCGATCAGCGCGACATGGCCGCGTTCGAACGCAAGTATTCGATGGGGACCGCCGTGGCAGTCGAGCGGGCCACCATGCAATTCCAGCGTTACATCGGATGGGCCGCGCTGCGCAGGCTCGGCCGGACTGAGCTGGCGTTTGAGGCGTGGGACAAGGACGTGGTCTCCGTGGAGGAGCCCGACGAAGAGGCCCCACAGGAGACTGTGGACCCTACGATGCCGGAAGCGTGATGGACCTATACGTCAGGCTGGCTCTGCGGACCAGGCAACCGCTTTCGGAGCTGATGACGTGGGAGCCCAGGGCGCTCAGTAGTGCGCTGCTGTGGCTGGAGGACCAGGACCGAGCTGCGAGGAAAGCGGAAGGGTGAGCGGACATGATCAGGGTTACAGGCGCGGAGGAGATCGCGCTGGTGGCCGCTGCTGTCCGCGCCATGGGCACCGATCGCAAGATCGTTAACGACATGGCGGCCGGAATCCGCCAGGGCATGGGTCCGGTCACCCGCGCGATTCGCGCCTATGAGACCGAAGTCCTACCGGCCACAGGCGGGCTCAATCTGTGGGTGGCCAAGGCCAAGATCCGGACCCTGGTCCGCCGCGCGCCTAAGACTGCTGGCGTCCTGATTCGCCAGGGCCGCAACTCCGGGACTGGCGAGCGGTCGGACCTTAAGCGGCTCGATTCCATGGGCCGCGTCCGTCACCCCACCTGGGGGCGGGCACCATGGCACGGCCAGACCGTGGTCAGTGGCGCGTTCACAGACGGCGCCACGCCCGAGCTGCTGGACCAGGGCATGGACGCTGTGATCAACGCGGCGGAGAACGCGGCGGAGAGGGTATGCAATGCCTAACCGCGATGTTGACATCACCCTGGAGGGCCACGACGACACAGCCCGCGCCACCAGGACGGCCGGGAATAACCTGGATCGACTCCGCAAGAAAATGGGCCGGTTCAATCGCGACACAAAAAAGTCGTTCATGAAAAGCGGCACCGACAGCGCCACGGCTTTCTTCCAGTCATTCCTCCGCGGGCTCACCTTCGGCAAGCTCGGGGCCACCGTGGACAGCAAGATGGGGCCTCAGTTCGCTCGGCTGGGAATCCGGCTAGGTGGTGTCTTCGCTGTCGGTCTCGCGGGGGCTGTGCTGGCCCAGGCTGGCAACATCATCCTGGCTGGGCTCCCGTTGATCATCGGCCCGGCCCTCCTGGCGCTCCCGCTAATCGGGATCATGAAAAAGCAGATTGCCAAGGCCGACGAGCTGAAGAAAGTCACGACGAAAATAGAGGCCCTGGAGAAGAAAATCCATGATCAGAAGGGCAAACAGCGGCGCGAGTCTGAGCGCCAGCTGGCCGTCCTACAGCGCCAGGAGCGGAGGCTCCAGCGCCAGACCGAACACTGGGAAAAGCTGAAGGGCAAAGCTCGGAAGTTCCTGGACACCATCTCCGCGCCGCTGGAGCCCACCGTGTTCCGGCTGATGGATAAGGCTGGCCGGTTGCTCGACAAGCTCGGCCCGAAGCTCCGCAAAATGGTGAAGCAACTAGCACCCGGATTTGAGGCCCTCCTGGGTGGCGTCATGGACGGCGTGGTCGCTTTCGTGGAGGCCCTGGAGCCAGCCATGCCAGGCATCACAGCCGGAATGAAAGAGTGGGGCAAACAGGCTCCCAAGATCGGCAAAGGCATCGGGGACGCGATCGCGGCCATACTCAAGGACCCCAAGAAAGTGGAGGAAGCGGTCCGGAACACAGCCGATTTGCTACGCGGCGCCGCGGACTCCGCAATTGATCTTGCAAACGCTCTGGTCGTGATCTCCCAGAAGTACAAGACCCTGTCTGACAAGGTGAACAAATTCGAGGAGTCCACCGGGTCCGGGAAGGGTGGCCCACTGGGCGGCATGCTCAACGCTGTAAAGCGAAACGGGAAAAAGATCATCGCTTTCCTGGGTCCGCTCCCTGATCGCATGCGCGAAAAGATGCGACCCGTTGAGGCCAAGATGAAGGCGGCCGCCCATAGGGCTGTCAACGGCGTGGTGAGTTGGTTCAAGCGGCTCCCCGGCCGGGCACGCGCCGCGATCTCCCGGCTGTGGGCTGACATGAAATCCCGATTTGATCAGGTGGTCCAGCGAGGGAAGGAACACGCCCAGAAAGCTAAGGACGGCGTGGTCCGCTTCCTCAAGCGCATCCCCGCTGCTGCTGGCGCCGCGGTGTCCGGGCTCTGGGGTGCTATGAAGGGCGCATTCCAGACCGCGCTTAATGGCGTGATCGACTTTGCGTCCAGGATCGCGGCCAAGGTCCGCGAGATCATCGGGCTTAAGAACTCCGCGGGCGCTGCTGGCGGAGGAGGTGGCGGCTCAAGCTCCTGGTCGGAGGGTGCCACGTGGGCCGCGTCCGTGCTCGGCTCTGGCTACCGCACAGGCGGACCCACCCAGGTCAGCGTGGCCGCGCCTAACGTGTCAGTCAGCGTCCGCATGGACTCGCGAGAAATCCGCGCGATCGCCAGGACAGAAATCCGTGAAGCAAACCGGCGCGACGCATACCGCGCCCGAATTGGAAGGCGCTAGATATGGGCCGCGCGATCACACTCCCCACCCCGGGGGACCCTGTCACAAACGACGCCTATGGCGTGACGCTAAATGACGCGGTCAACCAGATGAACAATGACTTTCTGGCCGCTCGGCGTAGCGCCGACAGCGCCGCGATCAACTCCACCACGCTGGCTAATGAGTCCGCGCTGCTGCTGCCAGTCGCGGCCAGCGCGGCGTACCTGGTGGAGTGGTGGCTCCGCTTGGACAGCCCGGCCGCCAGTGACTTCAAATACTCTTGGACCGGTCCGGCCAGCGCCACGTTCGTCTGGTCCTCCCTGGGCGCGCTGATCACCACTACGGTGAATGACCCGGCCGCGTTCCCGGACGTTGTCCGGAACACAGACGGGCCTCTCATCGGGACCGTGATCCAACACGGCACCATCGCTGTGTCCACGTTCCAGACCATCCGCGGGCAGGGCTACCTGGAGACCAGTGGCACTGCTGGCAACCTCCAGATGCAAGTGGCTCAGGTGGTCGCTGGCGCATCCCTGATCATCCGTAAGGGGTCCTGGCTGAAGGCTCAGCGGGTGGCCTGATGGGCATCTATGGAGTGGGTATCTACGGCTCCGGGGTCTACGGCGGGGACACAGACATTGCGCTCACAGTCCAGGACGTCTACCCGGACCGCGTCCAGCTCGTGGTGACGGAGAACGTGGCCGGGACCACTGTCACCATCTGGCGCCGCGTCCTGGGCGAGACTGCCAGGACTGCTGTCCGTGGCGCTGACCACCTGGTCCTCACAGACTCCGGGCCGATCATCGCTTACGACCACGAGGCTCCCTACGGCGTGGGTCTGGAGTACCTCCTGGAGGTCTCCGAGATTGATCTCCCGGCCGAGACGGAGAGCGTCACGCTCACCCTGGAGGGCGGCAAGGTCGCGATAACAGACGCGATCTCCGGCCAGGCCGCAGAGACCGTGATCCTGGCCTGGCCGGATAAGGACATGGCCCGCCCCGCCACCGTGTTCCAGGTCGGGGCCCGCAACATCGCTGTGCTGGGTGAGCTGGTCGGGTTCACCTCCACCATTGACTTCTACTGCGAGACCAAGGACGCCCGAGAGAACCTGATCCTGGTCCTGAAGACAGCCACCCAGGGCATCGTCCAGCTTCGCGGCCCTGGCGGATATGACGACGTGGACTGTTACCTGGCGGTCACCGGCCTACGTGTCAGCCGGTACAGCCAGGACGGCTCAGACCCGCGGCGCGTAGTCTCGGCGGACGTCGTGGAGGTGGAAGGGTGGGCGCCCACCCTGGGCACAGCAACATTCACCCTGGGTGACATCGCGGCCGCGCTCCCGAGCCCACCCAATGACCTCCAGGACCTGGCCGACATGTTCCCAGGCGGGACACTCCTGGACATTGCGCTGGCTGACTGGTCATGATCACCATCTCGGACACGCTCGCTGGCATCCTCGCGGGCAACAGCTACCAGCTCCACAATCGGCTGATCTCAATTCAGGGTGGTGTCATCCTGGCTGACGACATCCCGGCCGTGGACGTACGCGAGGAAGGCGACGCTAGTCTGAGAGTCCCGGAGACGTTGACCTTTAGCGTTCCCGTCCATGAGCGTGGCGTGTCCTACGTGCCTACGGAGTATGACCACCCGCTGGGAATCTGGGGCCAGAGGATAGTGGCCCAGGTGGGTGTCAGCGTCACCAGTGGTCAAATCGAGTGGCTCACCCGCGGACAGTTCCTGATCATCGGGGCTGACACGGCCGGGGACTCTGTCAGCGTCCAGTGTGCTGGCCTGCTGTACCTGTTGGATGAAGCCAGCCTGGTCAGCGAGTATCAGCCCCGGGCTGCCGCCACGCTCGGCTCAATCATCCGCGCCCTGGCGGAGCCCGGTCTCACGGTGGATCTCACCGCGGCGCCCACGGACCGCACGGCGCCCGCCAATGTGACGTGGTCAGACAACCGGCTGGACAACGTGATGAATGCTCTGGACGCCTGGCCGGCCCAAGCGGAGGTGACCGTGGATGGGGTCCTTAAGGTGACCGCTGTCCCAGATGAGCCCACCGCGGCTGACATGGAGTTTTCCGACGATCTCAACGTGGAAC